CGCCATCACCAGCCCCCGACGCCCGGACCTTGCGCTGTCCACGCCTGACGCGGTTTTCACCGTCGTCAAGCTCCGGGTCTGTTTTCGGGAGCTCGCGCAGCTCATGAAGGACAGGACAGTCAGCACGGTGAAGGCAATCATTGGCACCGTCAATAGCCTTGCGCAAACGCGCCATCTCTCTTCGTGTCGCACTAAGTTCTTTTTTTAAGGGTTCTACAATATTCTCGATCAGGATACGCGTGGCGTGCTCCGTGTTGTCTATCCGCACGGTCTCCGCGTCGGCTTTCGCCTTTTCCGCTTCCGCCTTCGCCTTCCTGACCGTGGGGCCCAACGTTACAAGGGCCGTCAGAGCGGCCAGAAGGCCGCCGCCAAATATCCAGTTCAAGAGTACGCTCGTGTCCATGATCACTTTTTTATGATTGTCTGATACCTATTGAAACAAGCCATTTCTGCACGTCAAAACTGGGGCAGGCTTTCGCCGCCAGTTCGTTATGACCCACGATACGGACATCTGGAAAACGGCGGTGGAAGTCTTTCACGTACTTCTCAAGCGCACGCTTCTGGCACGCCGTACGCGTGTCCTTCGGGGTCTTGCCGTCTTTGGCTACACCGCCGGCATACACGATATGACGGCTGACGGAATTATAGCCGGCCACGCCGTTGGTGATTTCCCAGGGGTCCACGTTCGCGTCCTCGTTGTTGTCCACCAGGCGCTCCACGCCGCCATTCAGATGAAACAGGTCAGTATACCCGACCTGTTTCCAGCCGCGGCCGCCCTTGGATACCGGGTTCGTGTGCCAGGCGCGAATCTCTGCGCCACTGACTTCACGCCCTTCAGGCGTAGCCGTGCAATGGATGACCAGATACTTCAGCCTGCCCATCACGCACCGCCTTCCTCGTCATCAGCGGCCACCTGGGACAACGCTATTTCAACCTTCTTTCCCGGATCAGCGTCCAGGCTTACCACAAGCGTACCGGATACTGCTTTGCCGCTACTGTTCACCTCGGCGGTAATTTTCAGCCCGTCATCGGTACCGACCGCCGTAAAACCGGCAGGGACGGATGTCACACTATAATCACCGGATGCAGTGACTGTCACATACTTGCTCTCACCTGCGGCCTTGAACGAAAGGGCGGAAGGGTCGGCTGAAATGTTATGTTCCACCGCCTTGAACACCGGGTCGGTACGGGTGTCAAGCACCACAAACTCCTCACCGAAGGCGATTTCCGTGTCGGCCTTCATAAGCAGCTTGAAGAAGTACAGCTCGCTGGAGTTCATCCACTTGTCAATCTGGATCACCTCCTCGTCGTCCTGGAGGTTCACACCGGCGAAAAGGTTGCCGTCGGCGCTCATCGAGCAGAGCGTGGCCACGATAAGGTCGTCAGGCCAGGAGTTCAGCGTCTCGATGGTGATACCCTTGTAGCGCTTCTTGTTGATGTCCGTCTCGCTCGTATTCTTGTACTCGCGTTCGGTCAGTTCGTCATCGTACTTGTCAAAGTCATCGATGCTCATCAGGATACGCAGGTTCGGGTTCTCGCGCAGGGCTTTCGGAATAGCCTTGCGGACAGCCTTCAACTTGCCGATCATGGAAGTATCGGCAGGAGCCGGGACCACTATCACGTCCGAGTCCTTGGCAGCCTGTGTCAGGATACCGTTAAAAAGGTGGTCGTCATCACTCCCGAACTCGCCGTTGATGTAATGCCAGCCCAACTCGAATTTCACGCTCTTGCTGAGTTCGTCAAGCAGCGTGTTCTGGGCTTCGGGAGGAAGTTCGGCAAACACAAGGTTGCCTTTCGGCTGCCACTTGCGCCAGATATGCTCGAAAGCGCGGGGGTTGAAAGTGGTGAACGCCATGAAATCCTCCGGATCCAAAGATTTCTCCGAGTAATTGAAGTTACCCTTCGAATCCTCCAGGCCCGGGTTCTCCTTGCGTTTCTGGAGCATCTTGCCGGTCTTGATACGCGGCAGGCTGATTTTCTTCTCGACGCCGGGGATCACCATGATCAGGCCTTTTTCCACAAGGTCGTTCCCGGTACAGGCGAGTACCAGGATCTTCTCCAGTACCTCACCGTTGTAGTTGGTGTTTCTTACTACTATTGCCATAGCAAATATTTTTATTAATGTTTCAACTTGTCCTTAATCTCGGTCATGCGCTTGTTCCAGGGACTTTCATTTGTCGGGTTCACACGCAGGTCGGTCATGACTTTACGTTTCGGGGAGAGTTTCTCCAGCGCCTTTTCCCCGTTTTCACGGTCCTTGGACAAAAGGTTCTCATAGATGGGGCGGGTGGTGGCGTCGATACGCCCGTCATTCTCCGCGTCATCAAGCAGTTTCTTACGGGCGGCGGCTTCATCCGCATCCGCCTTGTCCCGGAACTCCTTCAGCTCACCCTTCAGGCGGGTGACTTCGGCATCAAGGCCCGGAACTTTCCCGGCTTCCGTTTCCAGAAGCCCGACTTCACGGAGAAAATCGTCATCTGTCACGCAGTTCTTGAACCGCGGACGTTTCTTCAGTTCGTCTAAATTCATGTTACTCTTGTTTTGTGGCTTGTGCAGCCGGTTATTGAATATTTGGAATACCTGTTCAGGGGTACTGTCCTCCGGAAGGGGGGCGGCATCATAGATACCGTCAATAAGGCCAAGCGCCAGCGCTTCATCGGCACGCAGCCAGTGGTCCTTGCCGTCGAAATACAACGAGCGGATTTCCTCCTTGTCCTTTCCCATGCGGGCGGCATACATCTCGCAAAGGGTGTCCTCCAGCGATTCGATCTCGCGGATGCACCCCCGCATTTCCTCCTTGTTGCCGTAACAGCCTCCCTGGACACTGTGGAGCATCAGACGGGCATAACGGCTCATCTGCACCGGCTTGCCGCAAAGGGCAATGACGGAGGCCATGCTGGCAGCGATGCCGTCCACGTAAATGGTGATGTCAGCCTTGCTGTTTTTCAGGGCGTTGAAAATGGCGATGCCCGCATACACCTCGCCGCCGTTGCTGTTGATACGAACGTCAATCCTGCCGGACAAGGCCTCGGCCTCCAGAAGCTCGCGGGCGATATCCCCGCTGCGCACATTGCCGTCATAATCACCGATGTCACCGTAAAGGAGGATACAACAGGCGTCTTCCCCGGGTATGATGTTGAAAAACTTTTTCATGCTTATATAGTCTTTTAGGCGGGTGTTCCCCGCGAAGTTCACGGTGCGAAATTAGGGGGATTAAAGCCGTTTTTCAAACCGCATATTCATCACACTCAGTTTAAAACGCTGTCATGAAGTTTTAAAGTGTCATCATGCGGCACGCGTTTTTTTCCGCCCCTTTTCCTTATCAATTTTGCACGTAAAAAAGGAGGAAATATGACCGAACTAAGCATGCAGCAAAAAAGGGAATGGGCGAAGACGCTCTACCTGAAAGAGAACCTCACGCAGCAGGAGATAGCCGAACGCGTGGGGGTGTCACGCATCACGGTGAACAACTGGATAGGCAAGAACGGATGGGAGATGCTCAAGACATCCATCACCATCACACGCGAGGAACAACTGAAAAGCCTGTACCGCCAGCTGGCCGAGCTCAACAACGCCATCATGGCCAGACCGGCGGGGGAACGCTTCCCGAACACAGCCGAAGCCGACACCATATCCAAACTGTCGAACGCCATCAAGAAGATGGAGACGGAAGTCGGGCTCTCGGACATCATATCCGTATTCTCCGACCTGCTTAAATGGCTGCGCGCGTCCGACCCCACGCAGGCGAAAGAAGTGACGCCGCTGCTTGACGCGTTCGTAAAATCAAAAGTCTCATAACCATGGCAAAGAAAAGACTTACACCGCAGGACCGCACGGCACTTGTCGAATGGGAGGAACTGATCGCATCCATACGCGAGAATTCGGACATCAACCCCTCGGACACGGAAGCGGAAATACGCGCACGCAGGGAAAGGCTCGAAAAGGATGACGAGGAGTGGTTCCGGTATTACTTCGCCATGTACTATTCATGCGAGGCGGCGGACTTCCACAAGAAAGCCACCAGAAGGTTGGCAAGGAACAACCGGTGGTACGAGGTACGCGCATGGTCGCGGGAGCTGGCGAAGTCCGCACGGTCCATGATGGAAATCTCAAAACTGGCAATTACAGGAAAAGTACGCAACGTACTGCTGATCTCCAACTCGCAGGACAACGCCCAAAGGCTCCTGCTTCCTTTCATGGCCAACTTCGAGGAAAACCAGAGAATCATCCAGGACTACGGGATGCAGAAGAAACCCGGATATTGGGAAACAGGGGAATTTACCATCATGGCGGGATGTTCTTTCCGGGCCATCGGGGCCGGGCAGTCACCGCGCGGTACCCGTAACAAGAACTTCCGGCCGGACTTCATCCTGGTGGACGATATCGATACCGACGAGGAATGCCGGAACCCGGAACGTATCAAGATAAAATGGAAATGGCTGGAGGAAGCCCTGATACCGACCATGTCCGTATCGGGAAACTACCGCATACTCTTCAACGGGAACATCATCGCAGCGGACTGCTGCATAAAAAGGGCCATTGAAAAGGCCACGGAACTGAAGGAAAAGGGCATCGGGCACGTGGACATCATCAACATACGCGACAGGAACGGGGTCTCTGTGTGGCCGCAGAAAAACTCGGAAGAGGATATAGACCTCTTCCTCTCACTGGTCAGCGCGGCGGCACGGCAGAAGGAATTCTTCAACAACCCGGTAGCCGAGGGAGAGATATTCAAGGACATCATCTACGGAAAAGTGCCGGCGCTCTCGAAATTCAAGTTTCTGGTCATCTACGGTGACCCCGCACCCGGCGAGAACAAGACGAAGAAGAGCTCCACGAAGGCGGTGTTCCTGCTCGGCAAACTGGCCGGAAAGCTCTACGTCATCAAGGGGTTCCTCGGAAGGGAGACAAACGCCACGTTTATCGAATGGTACATCAGACTGCTGGAATTCGTGAACGGGAAAACGAACGTGTACTGCTACATGGAGAACAACAAGTTGCAGGACCCTTTTTTTCAGCAGGTGTTCCAGCCCATCATCAGGCGCATACGCCGGCAAAGGAAGATATCCCTCTACATCCAGGGGGACGAGGAGAAGAAAACGGACAAGGCCACACGTATCGAGACGAACCTGGAACCCCTCAACAGCGAAGGGAACCTCATCTTCAACGAGGCGGAAAAGGACAACCCGCACATGAAGCTGCTCACCGACCAGTTCAGCCTCTTCAACCTCATGCTGACGTATCCGGCCGACGGGCCCGACTGCGTGGAGGGGGGAAACCGCATCATAGACCGCAAGGCGCACCAGACCGAAAAGCCGGCCGTCATCTCCACAAGGAAGATGCGGGCGCACAACAAGTACAGACTGTAAACTTTAATACTTTACCAAATGAGCAAATTTATAGAACTTTCAGATTACGACGCGAGCATGCACCGGGACATACTGGAGGCCACCACGAGGAAGGACGACGCCATCGTGGAGATATGCGAGGACCGCGCCATCGAAGAGATGCGGTGTTACCTCTCCAAGCGCTATGACTGTGACAGGATATTCACCCAGACCGGAGACGGACGGAGCCAGCTCGTACTGATGATGGCCATAGACATAGCCATCTACCACATCGTCAGCATACACAACCCGCAGAACATAAGGGGAATCCGCAAGGAACGCTACGAGAGGGCCGTCGAATGGCTCAAGGCGGTAGCGGCCAAGGAGATATCCGTGGACGGGCTGCCACTGCTGCCCGAAAAGACAAGGGCGGCAAAATCAAATTTCCTTATCAAAAGCAACCGTAAACGTGTAAACCACTGGTAACATGAGCAAAAGACAGAAAAGGGCCGGAAAGATAACCAAAAGCGGAAACCTGCCGAGGCCCGGGCAGAAAGGACCCGCAACCATCATACTGACACAGCCCAAACGCTTCGGCATAGACATAGCGGACTATATGCTGGCCATACGGGCCTTCGAGAACGTGGATTACTCCAGAAGGTTCAGATTATACGACCTGTATGAGGACATTCTCATGGACACGCACCTGACAAGTGTCATCGAGAAACGGAAAAACGCCGTGCTCTCCTCCGTCATCGAGTTCAGACGTAACGGAAAGCCGGACAAGGCGGTAAACGAACAGATACGCTCCCCGTGGTTCCGGCGCCTCATAGGCGACATCCTGGACGCGAAATTCTGGGGGTTCACGCTCGTGCAGTTCTACCGCAAAGGGGAATGGGTAAACTACGACCGGATACCGCGCAAGCATGTGGATCCGGTGCGCAGGCTCATACTGCGCCACCAGACGGACACCACCGGAACATCCTGGGACGAATACCCCGACCTGCTCTTCATCGGGGAACCTGAAGAGCTCGGAATGCTCGCAAAGGCGGCCGTATGGGTGATATACAAGCGGAACGACGTGGCGGACTGGGCGCAGTTCGCGGAAGTGTTCGGCGCACCTATCCGGGAATACACATATCCCACGGATGACGACGAGGCACGGCAGAGGGCGCTGGCGGATGCGGAAAGTACCGGAAGCATGTCGGTATTCGTGC